CATGCCGATTTGCGCGCGCGCAGTGTCGTCAAAGATTTGATTCATGGCGTTTGTGCAGGAGCGCCAACCGTTGGGAAGCAGGAGTATTCTAGCACTGAATCTTTTATCTTCAGCGTATTCGGATTGTGCCGATTTAGAAAGTTTTACGACTCCAAAGCTATCGAATTGACCTCCTCCAAATTCCAACGAAATTCTGTCATCCACTCTGCGCAGTCTGATTTTTCCGAAATACATTTTAGGGTTTTCAATCTCTCTCCATCCCGTATCACCTCTCACCACGTGCCAAACTCCACCGCGCTTTTCCCATTCCAACGCACCGGTGCCTGCACCATCCGTGGAGAGATAGCGCGTGCAGTCCGCTTCATCTCCTTGTATCACGCCTTCGGTTGTTTCGGGTTTGTCGGGTCGTCCCTTGCCTTTCAGCCACTTCACAGCCACTTCCGCTTCGGGGATCAACTCGGGCAAAATCATATTGTGTTCCGTGTCGAAAAGTGCCGACTTTCTCACCACGTCCTCAATGTCCGCGGTTCTCACCACATCACTCGGTAACGTTGGCGCTTCGCAATGTTCATTCTTACAACTATCGGGCAAAAGGTCAGCCTTCACTTTGCCGTCCGCTCCCAATATGTCCGCGGTTCTTACGACATCACTAGGCAACGGCTGCGCTTCGATAGCTCCGTTCTTGCCACTTTCGGGCAAATGCTCGGGCTTGATTTTGTCGTTCTGGTCGAAAAAGTTCGCCAAGTCGCGCATGTTGGTCTGAAGTTGGAGGGACACGGATGTGTCGCCTCCTAGGTTGGCAAATATGTTATTACTCATTGTGCTTCATTTTTTTGGGGGAGGGTAGTTAGCCTTTCCAGTTCTGCTTGCTTTGCAGAGATCTTTTCTTCTTCTGCACGCAGTTCTTCAGGAGCTGCACCGGCTTCTTCGAGTTCACGCAGCTTTTTGCGGTGCTTCTGCAAATAACGCTTGGCAGCAGCTATCTTATTGGCAAAGGTCGTAGGATCATCGGGCAATGGGGAGGCTTCATCGGCTTCTTCTGCTTCATCGTCTTCTGAGGCTTCATCTTCCGCTGCATCGGCTACAGCCGTGGCATCATAGCGGTCGTATGCTTCCCAGGCTGCTGCCCATGCCTTTACCAACTGGTCCAACTGGAAGATGTGCTCTTTGCGGTCACAAGGCTCTGCATCTGCCATCGTGAGCAACTGCTGATACACCTTGCGCATCTGTTCATAGCGCGTCGCATTCTCATCATAGAGGGCTTGGATTTCGGCTGGCAACTCATCATGATCCGCACGACGACCACGCTTGGGGCTCGACACTACCAGACCTTCACGAGGCACGGCATAAGCATCGGCTGCTTCTGCTGCTTGCTCTTCCACGGGGCTAGCTGTGGATTCTTCTTCGCCAAACTCTTCCGCACACTCTGCCAATAGTTCGCGCTCGAGGTTGCGCAGCGTTTCTACGTTATGCCCTTCTTGACGGATGGCAAGATGCTTTTGCAGCTCATACTCCACATGGTCATGCACCACATGGGGGCGGACGATGGCAGTCGCATAAAATTGGCGATTGCCAGTAATGCGCATCAACAGTTCCGCACCGGCTACTACATCGCGCTCATCGCGCGGTGTAGACAGCCAAGCGGAAAGGTCCTCGGTAAATTTTTGATCGATCATTTTATCAAGGATTTTTGGGGGTTAACCTAGGGACGAACCGCCACCGGAGGCGGTGAGGGTACCATCGGCACCGGAGATGGAGCCTTCTGCTGTCTCGATCTTACCGGTATAGAAGGGGGCTGGACAGATGTCGGTCACGGACGCTTCGATGGTCGTACCGCCACCAGTGGTGCCTTCGCCGGACTCGAGTTTGGGTTTCAACTCCAAATCGTAGTCGGGATTGCCAAACACGCGATACTGTCCATTACGCTGAGGGACCAACATCACAAAGTGGTCCGTCACACACAACTGGCAAAAACCGGTGGCTTCTTCTTGGATGCCGGGGTGGGTCACCGTGATCTTGTTCTGGTAGGTCACAGACGGAAATTCGCCTTGTTGCTCACAACTGAAGCTGCCTTTGTTGGGGATGAGGTCTACCTTCATCCACTTCTTGTCCGCTGCCAACTTGAAGTCGCCACTATACGTCGCGAGCTTCGCCATCGTTGCACCGGCATCACTCACCTTCGTGCGTGTAGGCCACAAGACGATGTCGCGCTTGGAGATGAGATACACGTGAGGGCGGATACCAGGGCGCACGCTTTCACCTGCGCAAAATTCAATACTGCCCAACAAACTGGGCATATCCTTACATTTTGATGCCATTTTTCTTATTTTTGAGGGTGGATAATGACTAGGCACCACGGAACAAGTCCGTAGTGCTAGTCGCTAAGGTGGAGGGCTTACGAGTGCAACTTGCCCACGTGCAAAAACTCCTTGGAAATGCTCTCAAACTGGGTGCCGAAATACATCGTAGCCACATAAGAGAGCGTGAAGGGCTTGTACTTCTCGATGGCAATGTTTTCATCTGCCAAACCGGCACCATAACCGTACAAGAGGTTGCTCGCGGGAGCCAAGTGCACAAAAGGACTGCCTTTCTTGCTCGAGAGTGCCACGATTTCGCACAAGTCGTCCGACCCTTCGAGATACACTTTTTCGTAAGTGCGGTTGTAAGGAGCGGCGTTGAAGCGGGTGGCATAGTCGCGCTTGTAGGCGTTATAGATGTCCTTGGACACATAGAGCTTGGTCTTCACCGATTGGAGCTCATCTGCTGCGCTCTCGTAAAACGCTTGCAGCATTTCTACGGCATTGGTGTGACTGATGGCTGCACTAAACTCGTGCAAGTTGCCTGCAGCGGTCGAAATGTTGCTCCCGTCGATCTCTTGTTGGGTGATGGTGTCAAAACCATCAAAGAGGTCTTTGGTCTTCGTGCCGCTTTCGTTGCGCTTCGCGCTCCAAATGCAAGCACCAAGGCTCTTTCCGAGATTGGCAGAGAGATACGTCAGCACCTGCATACTGATGTCGGCACTCTTCAGAGCGTCGCCTTGTGCAGTCAAGAGTCCCCACACGGTCTTTGCAGCACTATTGGGGTCAAAGTCTTTGATCACACTGCCCAAATAGGTCTCGAGCACGCGCGGAGTGATGGTCATTCCGCTATTGTCCACACGATTAGGATCGTAAGGACCGATTTCGATGTCTCCCGACAACTGTCCCACGACTTCACGACCACCCACACCGGGACGACCGGTCATGTGCATGAGGGTGGCATTTGCCGAAATCACGGGGGTGATGATCAACTGTTTCTTAAATTTCGTCGCGGACTTCTTAAGCTCGTCCGTCGTTACATTGAGATTTCCCATTCTTTTCGTTTTGTTTTGAGGTTAAAAATCGCCCATCGATTGGAGCACATTACGTGCATTCGCTACAGCCGTCGCAAAATCGTCATCATCGGGGGGATTGACGGGGTCCACGGGGATAGTCACGGCACCATCTGCCGATGCTTTTGCCGTAAGCTCCGTCACTTTCGCTTCAAGTTCACTCACCTTGGCTTGCAAGGTGTCACGCTCTGTCGTCTGCGCTTGTTGGGATTTTTCAAGTTCCGTCACCTTGCCTTGCAAGGTGTCACGCTCTGCCGTTACGGCTTGTTGTGCTTTTTCCAGTTCCGTCACCTTGCCTTGCAAGGTGTCGCGCTCTGCCGTTACGGCTTTGAGGTCGGGTTCTGCCATTTCTTCTTTCTTTTTTGAGGTTGTTTTTGAGGATTCATTAGTCTCGGCAAAGATGCCCAGCAGCTTTGCCCAGAAATTTTTACGATCGGGGGACTCCGCTTCTGCTTTTGGCAGGGGCGCAGCAGAGGGTGGGGTGCTTGCCATCGACACATCGGGGAGGTGATAACCAGCGCAGAAAGCACGTACCAACCGATTTTCCGCGCTATATTGCGCGCTCATTCCATCTGTGCTCGACGCGCTGCCATCTGCTGCAGTGTCATCACCATCTGCTCCATCGATGGCATCGATGAGTCCGAGTGCAAGACACTCCTGTGCGCTCAGCCAACGCTCTTCCTTCATCAGCGCTGCCATCTCATCGTGATTTCCACCCGAGCGAGTGGCATACAAATCAGCCATCACACTGTCAAGGGTAGCGAGGTTCTTCTTCATCTCCTCATATTCGGCTTGCTTCTCACTCAGCTTCTCTTTGTTGGCTTGTTCCCATTCAAAGAGCACATAAGACGCATTATGCACCAGCATCACAGACTCAGGCGACATACTGATTCTTCTAGCACCCATCGCTAGCACTGTCGCTGCCGATGCCGTCATCCCTTGGATATGCACATGCACATTTCCGTGGTCCCTAAACAGCGCGCAAATCGCCAGTCCATCCGACAGCGACCCACCAGGAGAGCACACACGCACATGCACCTCGGGATTCCTTTCACTAGCTCCACCAGCTCCACCGGCTCCACTAGTTTCCCTTGCCTTCAGCTTCTCGTGCGTGATGGTCTCCAGACTATACCGCACGCCACCTGCAGTAATCCAATATCCTATCGGACCATCTATATGTAGATCGTATTTCATATTCTTCTCTGTCCTTTCATATTCTTATCTGTCCAGTCCTTCTCCTTTCCCTTTCCCTTTCTCTCCGTTCCTTCCTTTCTGTTCCGTCCCTTCCTTGCTTTTCCGTTCCTTCCTTTCTCTCCGTCCCTTCCTTGCTTTTCCATCCCTTCCTTTCTCTCCGTTCCTTCCTTTCTTTTCCGTCCCTTCCTTTCTTTTCCGTTCCTTCCTTTCTTTTCCATCCCTTCCTTTCTCTCCGTTCCTTCCTTTCTTTTCCGTCCCTTCCTTTCTCTCCGTCCCTTCCTTGCTTTTCCATCCCTTCCTTTCCCTATTCTTTCTTCTCTTCTTCTGGAGTTTTTCGTCTCTTTTGGGGGACTTGCAGCCGTCTTAACTCACCAGCTGCTTACATATCCGCAAAGATAATCTCTATATACAGTCTTAAAAATGACACTTTTTCCCGATGAAAATAGGCTTACATTTAACACCGTGGACATTTTCGCGATCGACCTACCCCCAAACGACATCAAATCAGACCTATATAAGCTCAAAACAAGGTCGTATTACCTCAAAACAAGGCAATACGACCCCAAATCCGTAAAAAAGCACCTCAAATCCGAAAAAAAATCACCCCAAACGACCGCAAAAAACACCTATCTCCACTTGTCCGCTCTCGAAATCACCTTATCCTCTGATTATAAAGATAAAAGATGTCGGATAAACCAAATTTTATCCGACATCTCTCCCAATCCATCCACCGAGCGCCCTCAGCGGGGGGTGGTTCGCGACCGCTCGTGGAAATCGTACTATATGTGTTTGTGTCGAGTGCAGCTGTGACCAAGCGACCAAGTATATAGTGCGTAATTAAGTCTATATTTATCGAGCAGCGCGCAATCTATAATACAATCGTCTCACTGCCTCTCGATTGACCACCTTAATGCCTCTGTGTGAGCACCACTTGTCAAGACTCGCTCCGATGGGGTGTCCAGATAGATTGCGTACTTGCATCCAGTCCCATAAGTCAATCCTCAGACTACGCACAAGACATCGAACAAGCCTTGCATGAGACCGACGAGAAAAATGGTGATAGTACTCAGGCTTTTTGAAGCGATGGTCTGGTAGTATGATGGAGGTTGCGATGCCACGATGGGGGAGTGGTATTTCTCGGCGACGCTCTGATAAGTATGATAGTAGGTCATTTTCGGCGGAGTGTTTAGGGAATTTCGTAGGTACACCATATTTATTAACAATATAGTCGTGTAAATAAGGAGGTAGATATAAAATGCAGGTTATATTTTTCATTCTCAGCGTTTTTGTGGTAGCAAAAGTAATACATTCTGGGCTTAGAAACAAGACTGTGTAGTGTTGAAATGCTGCACAATGTAGAAAGCAAAAACTTTCTACATTGTAAAAGTGGCAAATCAATTTGTATCTTGTATCACACACGCAATCTATTGTAATTCAAAACATAAGACTATGATACAAAAAATGAGTGGATGGCATTTCTCCCCCAAAAAACATAGAAAGCAGGAAAAATCTTGCAAGATAGACAAAGCTCATCAACTTTGTATCATCTTTGTATCATCTTTGTATCATGGTTTGTATCATCTCAAACCACCTTTATTTATTGACTTTCTTCTTACTTTTTGCCTTGTTTGATACAAGATACAAACTAATAGTACAAAATAAGAGAGGAGGAGGGAGAGGAAAAAGCCCCCAGAGCGCGATTTCGTAGTCCTAATGCCTCACAGATGTGTTAACCGTTGGTAAAAACTAATGTTATGTTTAATCGGTTTTTTGAAATGGGAATAGAAGTAGAAGTATAAAAAGAGACCCCCATGCGTTTTGCTTGAGAGTCTCTTGTGGTGGGTGGGAAATCAATGGCTAGGTGGAATAATACAACCTCGCCAATCCCTCTCTATCATGAGGGGAGGGGGAATGCGATGTAGGAGTGTGTAGTCATCGGAAAATGTATACTCCACAGGTTGGTGATGGAGTATCTGGCTGTCGATGAGGTGGCACACAATGCAGATAATCCAAGCTAATTTTTGCCCATCATATCTAGCCAACGACAGAGAGCTGCCAATCCGCATTGTACGGAGATACTCGACTATCTTATGTTCGAGGTCCCGAAACTCCTCTTTGTGCCAATACTGAGTCTCGTAATAGTCTGCGCTGCGCACATCTACTCCATCGTAATAATAAGGTGCGCGAGTCATTGCTTGGCGACTATGGCAATCTCAATCTCAAATCCAAGCCGAGCCATACCAATCACCGCCTTCAACTCAAAAGCCCTAACGAATTTGCCAAAAGTATCTAGCTCGCTAAGCATATCCTTATCGTTGTCCAATTCTCGGACTCTCTCTCTGCATTCGGTGCTCTTAACAGCATATACAGAGATATTAGAAAACAAATCTGCAACATCCTTGTCACGAGCTCCCTCTGTCATAAGAGAACTCGATATAGCTGTGATTTCCCGGATCTGCGATTTCATAATTTTGAGGATTGATTTTCGGAGTGTTTCTGTTTCCATTTTTGGGGTCAATTAGATGTTTATAGATTCGCGATGAAATGTACCAGTGCCTTCAGAAATAGATAATCGAGGAGGAGCAAGAGGAATGCAAAAATCCAAAATCCCATAAAAGCTCGAAAAATTCTATCCATCTGTCTCGTGTCTGGTCGTTTGCGGATTATATATTGTACAGTACTGACAGCATCTCCAATGTAACAGACACACATCAATAGGTACAAAGAATAAAATACATTGTCAATCATACTAGAACGGCATACTCTGATCTACCACTGAAAAGCTATCGTTGAGGTCGCATCCTTGCTCTTGAGCCTTTGTCGAGCGCAAGTAAAAGCAATCCTCCATTTTCCCGTCGACTCTTCGCGAAATGCGTCCTTGAGAATTTAGCAACGCCTCAGGGTTAAGCACGTGGACATGATGGCAGCATATCGCAAAAGCCTTGAGTTGCTTTGTAAAACGCTGCATAGAGTAAGCACGCCCCGCATTACCAGCAAACTTAACATACTCATCAAAAGCCTCACGTCGCACAATAAGTCTATCAAGGTTGTCACCATCAGTCGAGAAATAGGTTTCAGCCCAGTCCTCGAAATTGACACCCATATCGGCTTTGTGTTTGCGCGTTAGGATATTATCCATTGGAGGCATGATTTTGACGTTGCGATGCGCCAATGAGAGGTAAAATTGCAGACACTGGAGCATAAAATTTATATCTCTATTCCAGTCCTCAGTAGGATATCCGTCATCTTGTAGGTTGCGATCAAAATCGTCCCGAATAGACCGGTCCTCTAGATAATCATTTTCTTCCGTCCGCTGATGGTAGTAGTCGGAAAATACAAGGGGGAGCAAGCGCGCCATAGTCGAGGCGTTGAAATCGGTCGGCACATAATTTGTGGTAAAGGATAATTTCGGAGCCTCGTGAAAAGGTATGGTGTACGATCTGTTGTTTTTAGGATTGACCGTGAGCGACCCTGTAATGATGTCGTAAAAGATTCCCATTGAAAGGTATTGCGCGCAGTCATCGACCAGTATCATATCTGTAGACTTATCCACTTGGTCAAATACGTGAGGGTTATCCATGAGCTTAGGATTTCGACCCGATAATTTGACCATGCGACCAAACGTCTCGAAAGCCTTAAAAAGGAAAGATTTACCGCTACGTCCATTACATTGACCATCTTCACCGATTTTGTGATCCATCGCTTGAGGTGCCCATGCTCGAGAAGGAGACTTATATCGGTGCAACATGTATCCAATCGCAAAAATCTTATTTATGAGATTTTTCTTCTGCTCCTTAATCTCAGCAACAGAAAGCCCCTCTCCATCGATACAGAAACGATGAGCAGCAGCATAGGCAGCTCTCTCTTCATGGGTCGTCCATTGCTCCTCCATCTCTTTGCGCCAGTGGATGCGAGAAGTGTTTATCAGATAGCCAAATAGCGGTGATGATTTATCTAAGATTTCGATGTCAAACACTGGATCCACCGAGTTAGAGTCTTCTGCATCTAATTCAGAGATAGCAAACATCGGAGCCAGTTTGGAGTACTTGTGGGGTATCACATTATCCTCCCACACATAATGCCCCGTGCTTTCGATGGACTCTTCTATGTCAGTGGGAGTTACACACACAGATATATTTTGGCTGCTAGTCTTGCGGAAATAAAATAATTGACTAGTAGGAGTATAGGTACCAAAGTCTAAATCAACCTCGCTCAAATGCTCGATAACGGCACTCCCTGCCAAGCGTGGAGAGTTTAAGATTAGGTTGCGGATCTCAGAATTAAGCTCACGTTCCTCCGCCCATACGCGCATAAAACGTCTTATATCACGTTGTCTCACCTCGCGAACTGTGCTCCCTTCAATGTGGATAAATCGAGGAGCATCACTTTCCTCATCCTTAAGCGTGTGGAAACCATTTAGCTCCAGAAAAGCCAGCAGCGACACCGTGTCTATGTAATAATCCACCTTTCCGCTCTTTTTGTTGGTCTGCTCGCGCCAAAATTGCGCAGGAGCAGCCAGTGACAACAGCCCCACAAAGTCCTTTTTATCGTTACGCAGCTCCATCCAGTCGCGGAGATCCTTCCTCGGCTTCCCTCTGTTGTCTCGATAGGTAGACAACCATTCGGGCAACCAAGCCGTGCGGATTTCAGGGTATCTCAAGGCAAGTTCTGTCCCCTTTTTTCGTCCTGTGCTGTCAAGGTCAGGGATATTATAGACCACCTTCACATACTTCAGGATTTCGCGCATCTCCGAGTCGCTCACCTGATAAGTCTCTGAGTTAAACCACAGAGGACTATACCCCATACTCTTGCAGCATAAGCTATCACGCTCACCACTGCATATCACCGCCTCCTCCAACTTTTTAGGCTTATATACCTTGTTTTCGTTCGCGGGGTCATTGAAAAAATCACGCTCCTGCGCCTCATTGTAGGCATCATAGATTTGCTTTAGCTCTGCCAGTCCATTGATGTAGCGTTGTGGCTTTTCCCCTTTTGGGCAGTAGCTAAATCTATATTGTTTCTCCGGGTTGAGAGGCTTATATATCTTGAAAAACGCACTCTGACTACCATCCGCACGCTGCACCACACACTCACGCATAAAGATAGGGTAATTGTCGTTGCTGCGCTCCAGTTTAACGCGACGATTTTTCACGACCCCCACCTCCTCGACAGCATACCAATGCAACGCCTCCGCATGCTCATGAGTCACCTTAGGACCTAATACTTTGAGCCAAGATGTCGGTATTTTCTCCATCAGCTTGTAGACCGTGGCTCCTTCGTCTTCATCAGCTGCTGCAGCACGTTCCACCCATTCAGAGCGATTTAGCGTGCGATTGAGTTCATCCCTCACGTCGAAATGTTGGGCAAGCTGTAGCACCGCCTCACCAAATCTAGTCACACCCCTCTCTTTCATGTAGCTGTCCACCGGGCTAAGTGCATGACCTTCGTCCCCATAGTCCACCACTTTCCACACGCGGTTGCCTGAGGTGTCCTTCCCCTCCCAAAGCACCGCACTAGGCGTTTTCTCACCTAGTCGGCACTTAAATTTAGCTTTGCGATCGCTCAAACATACCTGTGCTTGAGGGTAGACCATGAGGATGATGTCCAAGCCATCATTGGTCGCGCGATATAATTGTTCCGCTGTTATCATATTTGATGGCTTAATTGTTGATCTTATCGTTTATTTCCATTGTGCTATATTTGATACGACTCTATGTGTCTGAAATCTGCACTGAGTCTTATTTTTAAGCCCATTTTGTCAGGGCTTTCTTCTGGCTATTAGCGTCTGGATCTGCGCAGAGGTTCGCCGCGCCAAAATGCAATGATCGATGCTCCTAGTATATACTTTCTTCCAGTGTAGCGATGCACGTGTACTTCGATTTCACCCGTTGCTATATAGTTGCGCAACGTCGTGCGGCACACGCCTAAAACCTTTGCAGCTGCTCCTAGAGCAAGTCTGTCATCTGCTTGTATTGTAGGCTCTTGTATGGTCATGACTAGGATAGTCTATAGAGTTTTATCACTCTGGCTTCGCAGTCCACAGACGACTCAAAACTGCGTCCAAGAGTGCGACCATACAACGATTTGTAGGTGCCAACTTTAGGCAAGTTGGCGATGTCAAGATACAAACATTCACCCACTTTCATCCCCTTAATATGGGCTGCTGAAAAATTTTTGATGATATTCTTCTCTTCTTTCTTTGCCATTTGTTTTTTTGTTATTAGTTTTACAGCGCGAAGATAAGAAATAATACTCATCAGTGCAAAATATAAGACTGAAAAGTATTAAATTCGACATAAGAAAGTGCTACAATTAGCACCCCCGGGCTAATTATAGCTATTGTATAATCCCTAAAACCTATTAGTTATGGATCTTCAACTGTTATATAAGATTGTTGAGTCCCAAGACACCAGCATCGGAAATCTTGCCGATTTAGTCGGCATGAGCAAGTCCAATCTCTACCGCTGCATCCGCGAGAAGAGCATCAAGGCTCAAGACCTCGAAGTTATCGCTGAAGCCTTAGGGGTAAGTGTTCAGACTTTTTCCCCCCCCATCCCCCTCGAGGAGCTAGAGACTGCAGACGGCAAAGTAGCTATCGGCAACAGTTCTACGCACAGCTTCAACAAGAGCCGCATCCATGTGGGCAACAATACGATAGCCAAGCTCCAAGATCGCATCCTATACTTGGAGCAGCAGCTTGAAATCTACAAGCTCAAGGTTCGCCATCTCGAGGAGAGAGTCGCAGACAAAGACAGTCTGATTGAGGCTCTGAAACTCACTGGCAGCGTGCAAGATTAGTGCAAATATCTGTGCTTGTTTTTGCACGTGGTTGAAAATCAACGTGTTACACGGGGTTTATGTTTTAGTGTAGGTAAAACAACCGCAAATATATACATCAGTTTCGATCGCAACAAGATAGACCAAGCAAACCGAGCCGTCATAGATTTTGTACTCTATGACAAGCGCTCCCCAAAGTAAGCCAATCTCTTCACAACAACAAGACCCCCTCGCAGTCCATTAGACCACGAGGGGATTTTTTTGCGCGCATCGACCAAGGCGCGCGGTGTACAAATAAATGATGTCACGGTCGAAATCTTGAACGATTTAGCTATCAGATACGATCAGCTGCAAGACGAAGACGATTAGCGATGTCTATCAAAGCATTGCGGAGAGTTTCAGCTTCTTCAGGAGTAAACCCGTCCGGTTTCCCATTCCCATCGTGTCCATTAAGTTTGTGATAAAACCATGAAGAGCCACGTTGAAAATAAGTATTGGCGATTTCCCGCCAGCTGATAAAATCTTCTACATCATCAAAGCGTGTGCGCATATCTTGTATGCGTTTATCTTTGGGTACGAAAGTGTTCGTTGTCATTGTGATGAGGGATAGAGGTTGCTCGCCCCTTTCAGAGGGCGAGCAGGAGGTTAATACTACTGATCTATGAGATTATCAAAGAGCTCTTGCGCATAGCGGAGGAGAGACTTTGCGCCATTCGGGTAAGCCGCTTTGTAGCGGCGGATGGCTTCGATGAGTTCAGCTTCTTCCAGGGTGAGACTCATAGTGGTCTCGTTGTTGTTGTGTGACATATTGAAATTGTTTTATTTGTACACTGCAAAGATAGTACATATTTGTGTACTACGCAAATTTTTCCGCGTTTTTTTGTACGAACATGCGTATTATTTTCGATTTTGCATATCGCGAAATCTTTGCAACTGGTGAGCCACACCATCATCCCCGTCGATAGACACCGTCGAGCGGATGCCACGTTCCAGCGTGTCAGCCAATCTCGTCAGCGTGTCCGTCAGAGCTTCCGCGCTAGCCACGCCACTACGATCCTCCGAGCGACCATCCCCCGACGACACTGCCACAGGCGCAGCAGCCACGCCCCCAGCACCATCAAGATTCAGACGCGCCACAGTGTTATTGCGTTGAGCATGGTCTATCACACGCAGCACGCGCAGCACAGACGGATTCCGCACAGCCTGATGGTTAGCCACAAACTCACCCTCATGCACCACACCAGCCTCCTTGCGATAGTTATCACCACCCGTAAAACCACCACGATAATATCCCACGCGCTGCGCCTCCGCCTGTTTGCGGATAGTCGCGATTTGCACAGCACCAGCAGCCACAGCAGCAGCAGCAGCGATAGGAGCAAGCACCGTCCCCACGATTGGCACAGCAGCAGCCGACGCATAAGCACTGATAGCAGCCATCGCAGTCTGCGCCACAGCCTGAGCTATCTGCATCGTAGCAGCACGATCAGCATATTCACTCTTGATCTTAGCCAGCTCCTTTTGCTTTTTCCCCTCAATCTCCTTCTGCGCCTCACTGTTACCCTCAGCAGCCTTAATCTCAGCATCATATCGAGCACTCACACGAGCCTCCTCAGCTTGCCCCTCCGCCTGCGTATAAGCAGAGAGCGCAGAGAGCATCGACCCAATAGAGCCATAAGCAGCAGCAGAGAGAGCCGTCAGATTTCCCAGTCGCTCCTCGTCCAGCAAGCGCAGCGCAGCATCATACTCCTTAGCATGCTCCTTATCACTCTCGCGCAACTGTTGCAGATGCGCATACACCTTACGGTCCTGTTGCATCTTCAGCGCAGCCTGAGCCAGCGCCGACACACCAAAGTCCGCACCGCCCCCATTCGGAGCATCCTTCTCCTTACGAGAGTCGCGACCACTCACAGACTCACGAGCAGCCTCCAGACGTTTTCGGGCAGACTCCGCCAGCGCATCAGTCTCCCGCTGCACCTCATCCCCACGCAACTTAGCATACTTAGCACGCAGACCCTTCAGCAGACGCTCATACTCCTCCTCGCTCACATACTTCTTCCGATGGAGTTCCTCCAGCGTCGCAAGCTCCATTTTCTCCTGCTCCTCGGGCGACTTCTTCGCATACTCATTCCTCAGCTCGCGCACCTTAGCCCAATACGCCTTCTCGCGCGCCAACTGTTGGCGGTGGTCCTCCTCAGCATAGGCAGTCTGCGCTTTATCTATCTCCTCAGCCGAGCCCCATTGCTTAGCATATTCCGCACGTTGCTGCAGAGCCTCCAGCACGATTTGATTGCGCGCATCTTCATACTCTCGCTCACTCATCACCCCACGCTCATGTTGCAACTCCAGCGCCTCCAGGTCCGTCTTTTCCGCGCGGTCCACCTCCGACTCCGACCACTTCAGACGACGTTTTTTCTCCTCCTCGTTATACTTTTCCAGCTCCTTTTGCCACTTATCACGCGCAGCCAAATCCAGCTTATACCAGTCACGCTTCCGCTTCAGATGCTCAGTGTCCATCGCCACCAGACTAGCATAATACTCCGCATACGACAGCGCACCAGCAGCATATTGCGCGCGCAGATCTGCCACACGTTGCTTGCGCTCCTCGTCCAGCTTCTTCTCCAGCGCAGCACCCTCCTTTCGTTCACGCTCCAAGAGTGGGTTAGTAGTCTTTCCACCACCTCCGCCGTGTCCTGAGCCGTGTCCTCCGCCGTGAGTTCCACCACCGCCGCCACCATTGCCAGCACCCCCATCATTATTCAGATAGAGAGGGTCAATCCCCTTTTTGCGCGCTGCCAATGCCAGTTGCGTCAGGTCATTGATGTCCTGTTGAGTCTCTTTCAGACGATCGAGCGCACCGCGGAGCGCATCTTGTTGCGTCTGCAGTTCACCCTCCTTTGCGACACGTCTACCATTAGTTTTCACCGGGAGTGCCATCCCTGTAGTCTGATCGTTCACATAGATATACTCCTCCTTATATCTCTCCGGGTGGTTCTTCATCTCATCCTTCACAGCCTGCACATTACGCTGTTTGCGTTTCACCACCAGTTCCGCATCCTGTTGTCGTCTATACGCCTCCCTCAGCTTATCCTGCAACGCCTCCACATAAGCCTGATCCTTCAGCTTTTCAATGTATCGGTCTATCGCCTCCGTATTGTTGTCGATCAGTTTCCCCGACTTCCTCAGAGACGCATGATATTCCGGCACCAAACGCTTCAGCTCCAGCAGAGCCTTATTCCGCTCTTGGTACGAGAGAGTCTGATTCTCCACGCGTCGACGCAGTTGGTCTATCTTTGCCACCTCCTCAGCCGTCCTGCGGTTAGCCTCCTCCGTCGCACTCGCTACCTCGCGTTGCAATCGCGCCTTGCGTTCCTGCTCCTCGTTCGATTTCCGCTGAGCATCCGTCAGGTCACCAGTCCTCGATTGCAGCAGCGTCACCACACCCAGCAGCGCAGACAGCCCAGCCATCAACCATCCCACAGGCGACATCGCCATCACAGCGTTCAAACCACGCACCGCCAGAGTCGACAGCGACACCGCACCCGTAAACAGCCCCTGCACAGTCGTAGCCACAGCCGTCGCAGCCGACCACGCAGCGCGAGTAATAGCAGCAGCCTTAGTCGCCACAGTGTTCATAGACTGCACCACAAGGTGACGCTTCTCCCATATCACCAGGATTTTATGCAGAGCAATCATCCCTCCCACCGCTGCCGACAATATCGTCAACTGCACACTATAGCGAGCAGCATAACCAATAGCCGGCATCAGTGCACGACCTGTCGACACCATGCCATTCAGCAGCGCCATATAGATCGGAGACAACTTTTGCCCCAACTCCACACGCATATCCGCAAACTTTTGCTCAGACTTCTCCAACTGAGCCTGCAGCGTATTGTTCGCCTTGTTATACTCATCCGTCACGCTCGTCCCCTTGCTGTAAGCCTCTGCTGCTTGCGTCTGAGCCGAACGCACCAAGTCCAGATTGTTTGCAAGCGCCGTCAAAGTCTGAGTCACCCCAGCCCCCGACAAGTGCATCTGCTCCAGCATCGGAGCCACGTTCTCCATGCCCCCATGCGATTTCAACGCCTCCAAAAACTGCACCACAGCAGCATTCGCATCCGTCTTCAGCGTCTCCGAAAATTCCTTCACGTTGAGCCCAGCAATTTTCGCCATCTCTGCAGGATTGCGAAACAAAGCACCAAGCACATTTTGCAGCGCCGTCGCACCCTTTTCCACACCCACCATCGACTGATCCAGCACACTCGCAAACCCCAAGATGTCCGTCTGAGATATCTTTGCCGAGTTAGCCATACCCGACAATCGTGCCGTAAATTCCAGCAGATAAGGCTCAGAAGCCGAACTGCTCTGTGCCAAATCATTGATCGTCGATGCCGTCGCCAGCATCCCTTCCTTCAGTCCCACGCTAGGGTCTGTGGCAAAGAGTTGAGTGATTTTCCCGATATTTTTCACAGCATCCTCACCCAAGTCCTCACCCAGAGCCACCGTGATTTGATTCGCAGCATCCACGAAGTCCAGCACCTCCTCCTTACTCTGGATGCCCAGTCGCCCAGCATCCGCAGCCAGATCATTCAGCGCAGCCCGAGGAGTGCGAGTGTCCAATCCCTTAAAACTCTCATTCAGATCATCCACAGCCTCCGCAGACAGCCCAGTATATTTCACCACGCCGCTCATGTGCTCTTGCATCTCCGCAAACTCATCCACATACTCACGCATCGTAGACATCGCACCCTTCACCGCACCAACCACCGCATCTATCGCAGTGCGCGTCACACTCACAGCGCCGACCCACTTTTCACCCATACTTCTAAATCCCTCGACAACCCCCTTCTCTTTCTCAAAAGCCTTTTGTTCGTCATTCAGATTTTTGAGTTCAGTCTTCGCCGCACGGATAGCGTGCATATAAGCATCCCACTCCTCGCTCCCACGTTCCACTGTCCCCGAGTTCAGCGTCTTGTAGATTTCCTTGATCGTGTCGCGCAGTTGTTTCGGAGTCGCCTTGTCCAGACGATGCAGCACCGTCTCCAAGGCTTCCATCCGGTTCACATTCTCTTTCAGCTCCCGCTCCTTCACCTTCAGTTCCTTGTTGATGGCTTTCAGTTCAGCCACTGCTTGCCTTTTCATCTCATCCGTGGCAAAGATGTTAGCGAGCGTCTGTTGAGCCTTCGCTTTTTTCTCCTGCAGATCTGCCACATGCTTGCGCAGCTCATCGAGTTCTTGCATTGCCTGCGAGCCATTCACCTGTAGCTCGAGGAAAAAAGTATCTTTCTCTGTCATAACAAAAAAAATCGTATCTATGGTTTTGACACCAAAGATACGACTTTAGGGGAGAATATAAAATGACAACTTTTCGCTATAAGCTAGCCCAATAAGCCCATGCAGCAGCTGCGCGGTGGGCTCTCGCTTCTCGTTCTTTTCGTGTGATAGAAGCCCACCTCTCATCCAGCCACTTTTTGCGAGCTTCTTTCCTTTTCCGTTCCGCTTCTCGAAGCGCAAGCGTCCGTTGGAAGCGAGCATAGATGCCAGGATGATGCTTTTCAGCACGACGATAAGCCAAATCTTGATGAGCCACTCTGAAGAATTGAACGACAAGCAGCACTATCCAGAAAGTCGCCCACAAGGAAAAGATACCCAGAGCCAGACCAAGACCCAACATCAAAAGAATAAAAGTAGCCATAATCCCATGTTTTAGAGAGTCAATAATTTTGAATCATTCTCACCACAAAAATAAAAATAAAATCACACCCCGCCAAATCTTTCCACAAAAATCTGCGCCACCAGTCACAAAAAACAAGTGGCGCAGAAATCTCAGTCATCAAGCCTGCTCAGTCCCATCCAAGCCATCCTCTGCAAAGTCATCATCCGCCATATCACCATCCTCCATCAGCTCCTCAGGCAGAGCATCCTCCAGCAGACCAGCCTCACACATCTCATCGATCGCACGGCTACGCTTACGATAGCGAGCAAAGCGAGAAATCGGACTGTCGATGTTCAGCCTTAGCCCACAGAAAGACTCATCAGGATTCTCAGGCAGCTCACCACCGTCCACACCGCGAGGCGTAGCCCGCACCATACCCCTCACCTGACGTTCCGTAGGCAGCAGCAGCGTCAAGAAGTGATGCAAGTGAGGCACCGTCATCCCCTCCTCAGCACACACCTGCAGGCAGTCGATCAGGTCATAGAGCAAACCCTTAATACTTTCAGCGTCGGGAAAACGACCCTCAGTGTCCACGATGACCATTCTCCCCTTTTTGTTATGAGTAATCATTTTAGTATACTTTTTTTTACGGTTATGTTATTAGTCATTGTACGGAGCATCCTCCCTCAGCCATCGCTTCAGGTCAGCATCAGCAGCAGCCTCCCCATCATCGCTTGCCAGCAGTTCAGCCATCTGTTCAGCCTTCTCCCGCTGCATCCGCTCGTGGTTAGCCCGCATCTGGCGCACGGTCGCTTCCAAGATCTCGATCATGTTTTCAATGCCCGACGAAGTCACCTCACCCTTCACCACACCGATTTTCCGACCATCGCTGTCCGTATACATCGGGATCAGCAAGCAGTGACGTTCACCATATTCCTCGTGAGCCAACCACATATCCATCGCACGCTCCATAAAGCGCAAACTCCGGTCAAACTGAGCCTTCAGCAGCACACGTTCCGTCTCCTCGTCCGTAGCAGGCATCTTGCGAAAATCCTGACTCATCGGCATCCGGTTGATATTCATTGAGTGTATGTCCATAGCTTATCGGTATTTTTGGTGAGTAATAAACGGCACATTCGCAGGGTCCACTTGGGGCTCACGCTCCCTAGAGCGCAGATACCCCAACACACTGTAATACATCTCCCGCAGCCTGTCACCGCTGCTAGGCATCTCCAGCTTCATCGCGATCTCAGCCCAGCTCATCTTCTCAGCGCGCAGCGCCTCGATCTTCGCCACATCACGCATCACCAGAGAGTGCAGCGTCGGACCCTTCTCCGGAGTCAACTCCGGATACAGCTTCACCACACGCCCCAGACTGCTCGGAGCCAGCCCCAGCCGATGAGCTATTCGTTCCAGCGACCATCCAGTCTCGCGCCATTCCTTGATTTCAGGCAGGTGCATCGCCACCACATCCTTTGTTCGTAGACGTTCCATAGTAGTATCAGTCATCTGTGAGGGAAATGTTTTTCAGTAGTCGGGAGCCAGGCTGCCAGGCGATGCGCACACCAGCCGCCAGCAGCGACAAGCCACCCACCAAGCCCAGCCACGTGGGCAACACATTGCTAGCGATCACACCGCCAGCGCCCAGCACACTGCCCAGCGTCAGGTCCACCAAGTCGCGGCGCGACAGCTGCACACCCAGCGCAGACCACACCATCCGGCTGTCGCCGTCCAGCGCTTGCGCCAGCTTCTTCCACATCGTGCGCACTGCGCTGCGCACACTCCGCCCCATGGCAGCAGCCAATAGAGCACTCGCTTCACCCACGCTCACTGTCGGAGCCATAGGGTGGGGGGAATACGTTGATTTGAACATATAGAGAGGTATAAAAAAAAGACACCTGCCTGTCCTGCTGTTCAAATCCTATGTGAGAATTTTTCGAGGCTATTACGACCATCGAACAGGGGTGCAAGTGTCCACTATTTTAGAAATAGAAGGAGGGTTACGATAAGATGCAGGCTGCATATCTCTAAAAAGGAATAGTCCTCATCCGTGGGGGGTGTGAGAGCTTAGCAGCCTCACATAGGAAAATTGAACACTGCAAAAGTAAGGCAAACATTTCAATCCACCAAACCTTCACCCACTTTTTTTCAAAAAAATCCTCCTTCGGTCATCAGAACCCGAACTGATTTACGAAAAACCCCCTCACCACCACGAGGGGCAGCAAGGGGGCAGGCTTAGTTATGGATGGAATGCAAATATAAGAGCTACGATACAACTGTCTAATCGTCCGTTTCAGCGAAGAGAAATAATACAAACAACACTATCAACTCTATCAACATCATAACAACTACATTCTATTAAATGTGCGCCCCCCGTGGGATCTCAGCACAGGGGGCACAACATTGCCGTAATGCTTGGCAAGAATCTCATTCTTATACACTGCAAATATAAGGCAAACTTTTCATCCGTGCAAGTTTTAAGACCAAAAAGTGCGAAAAATAATACACCACAGCCAAATTCGCCATCACGACATCTTCACAAACAGACCCATAAACTCCTTACCCAGTTGGCGCGACAACTGACTCACCAGCACACGACGACTCACCCGCCAAGACACCGACATCCACGGACGCTTCTCTCGAGCCTTCCCCAGCTTGTGCTCCTTGCGATATGCCTTATCGAGAAAGTGCAGGTCGCCACCATTCCCTCTGCGATAACCCTTGCCCACACCGGCATCCACATACATCCCATACGTCAAGAAAGAGTACGTCGCACGCATCTGATACCCCTCCGACAGCTGCAGCGCACTGTGGCTCATCGACCGCACACTCTCTTGGAGCATACCGCGATGATACACGCCCATCAACTGCAACCGGTCCAGCCAGATCTTGCTCATCATCCGGTGCCATCCGCTCACATATTGCGAAAATCTCTCTTGGCTCATCTTGTCCATTCTTGATCATGATAACACAAACTCACCGGCTCGTCGATGGCGAGCGACAGCGTGATGCCCGTAGCACCACTCAGATAGATGCCCCCTAGCTCGGTCGTAGGCAGCGAGTCGAGGTGCAGATACAGATTGTGCTCGGCTTGTAGATAGTGCTCATCGTGAATGATACCGCTCTGCACTTGGCGCACCAACTCGCGCAGCACACCCAGTTGGCGGTGCTGATCTTGGCGGTCGCCAGCACGATAGCGCGACAAGAAAAACACCTCCACCACTCTCCGTTGAAACCACCCGCCACTCTCTCTGAAGGTGCTCCCGTCCGTCACATCGCTCAGACACACAAATTTCGCAGTCCTTCGCATCTGCTCGAGCACACCTTCCAGATGGTCGATGCCCGAGCACGTCGTCACCACAAATCCCTCACGCTGTGCCAGCACATTGCGCGACAACAATTTGGAGAGATACTCATAAAAGTCAAACATAAGTCTTTATTTTTTAGATTAGAGATTATCCATCACGCGCTAATCACCGATGGAGAAATCCCCCATCTGGCATTAGATCCTGAACATATTTTATTGGATGGTTGAGCAGGTTGTTTTTCGTTTGCTCGATGGCGTAGTGGACTACGTCGAGAACAAACGAGAAACAAGATGCCAACAAGACAATGAAAGATTAGGTCCAGTTAGAGGAGCGCACCAACAAACCCGCCGAGCGTTGAGGGAATTTCTCACAACCGATATACAGCGTGTCCCAAGCGTCCGAACCATCCGTGCGGCTCTCCAATCGGTCTTCCTCGGTTTCTGCCAGTTTCTCACCGCGCTTGTCCTTCTTGCCGTTATACACCCCAGCCGTCTGCAGCGACACCAACAGGTCGTCGCAGTTGTCTTGGTTGATATAGGGCGTGAGTCGTCCCTGCCCCTGAAATCCTTGGTTGATCAGCAAGTGCTTTTCCGCGTGGTTCATCGGGTTCCCCACATACACCGACTTCACCACCCAACCTTGCGCGCGCAGCGTTTCTTCTATCACCCTCCGAAAGTCGCGGTCATTCACCGCGTAGTTCGACCCTAGCGCAGTCGAGTCGTAGTAGAAGATGACCTCTCGGTTCTTTCGCGTGCGGTAATAGTTCGCAAAGTCCTGACACAGCTCTATCAGTTTGCGCTCGTATTTCACGAAGAAGGCTTTCACCGTGTTCATCCTCCCGCGGTCTTCGTCCACCTGCCCCACCACCAGCCAGTTGATGTTCCGGTTGAAGTCAAAGGCGATGCACAAGGGCTTGTCGGGCATCAGGTCAGCATCCACTTCCATACTCTTGGCTTGCTTTGCTGCCTTGCCAAAGTCGTATTCGAGGTTGTCCAGATAGTTGTAGTCGGCTGCCGTATACAGATGGCGCTCCTGCATCGAACTGTAAAAACCATCTCGCAGTTGGCGCACAGGGATACACAGCACGCTCGTGTAAAACACCAGCGGGGGCAGGTCGCGCTTCATCTGCCGAATATACGACTCACCGAGCACTTCTAGGTTGGTCAGCGTCGAGTACACACCATAGTAGAGCGCATTCTTCCGCAGCACGGCCAGTTGGCGGTCTATGCTCTTGAGCTTCTTCTGCAGATACTCGGGAGCATCTTCTTCCATCCGCAGCCGGTGGGCGATGCCCTCACGCTCCGACTTCAGCGACACAATCACACGGATCAAATCGCGATCCATCTCTTTTTCGTAGTTCAAAAACCACGACCCGGCTTTGGTCAGCGGCATGTCGCTCGTCACCAGCATACCATGATGGAGCGGACAGTGTCCAAACTCCCGCTGCTGTCCGCGATTGGCTAGGAAGGTTTCATCTTTCAGTTGGTCAAACTTGATAAACTTGCCCTCGTCGATGGAGATAAAGTCAAAGCTCTTCGAGTTCGACGTGCCCTTGCGGTCCTGCGAAATGATTTGACAGATGGATCCATTATAAAAGGAGATGATGTTGTCATAGCTGTAAGGCTCTATCAGGGGGCGACCCCAGCCCAAAGCCTTAGGCGGACGATGACCGATGCACCAGTGCACATCGCGCTTATAGCCCCAGTTCTCCCAGTGCATGCTCGTCGAGGGTAGGGTGTTCGTCAGCGCCCGCACCACACTCGGAGCCACCATCGCCACCGTGCACCCCGGCATCTGTTGCACCACGTTCAGCAACACCGATGCCTGCACCAAGCCCTTTCCCGTACCGCGACCTGCCACCACCACATTGTCCTTCGCACCGATGCTCAGCACCTCACGCTGCATTCTGTTCAGATAGATCTTCATTGGCTTTGTGATTTTAGGGTGGCTGCATCACGCATTTTAGCATCAAGTTCCGTCAGTGCGCGATGCACATCGGTCGCGAGAACTTGCGGCTCTTTCGTCACATCCCCATCCGTCAGCGCGCGGATTTGGGCATTCGTGCTCTCGCGCTGTTGTTGTGCCATCGGGGCATCGTCCCCAAAGTCATCATCCCCACCCGCTGCCACGAACAGGCGCGGATACAGCGCACTCAGCACATGTTTTGCCCCCATCCACCACAGCAGCACCGAGTAGCAGCGGGCAGGAGTCGCTTCCACCTCCACCGCATAGTCCCCATCCGCTGTTCGGTACAGCAAGGGCAACATCTGCTCCAGCGCAGCGATATTTTGACTCGAAAGAAAACCTTGATACAGATTCTCGCACTTCAGGTAGTCCCCAAAGTTCAGCCCATCCAGATTTGCAGCCACCGCCTCCGCACCATCCAGCACCGCCAGTCGCACCGGCGTAGTCGGCGGTTGCTCCATCCAGCGCAGCCAGCCAGTGTGCGCAGCCAGTGTCGCGATAGCATCCTCATTTTCTGCCACACCGCGCCAACTCCCCAGCACCCTGCGCTCATCATCCGTCAGACAATGGCGCAACAAAAAATACGCAGCTATCTCTTGCGGGCTATAGCACTCTTGTGCCAGCAGCGCACACACATACTCTAATTGCGAGGCACTCAGCGCACCCCAACTTTGCGGTATCTCCATATATTCTAATGTCTAACGTCTAATATCTAACGTCTAACGTCTAATTTCTAACGTCTAAAACGGTCCGCGACCCCGAGCAGAAAGGGTCCGTGACCCCTAAGAGGATTCGAGTCCCTCTAATGTCTAATATCTTAGCATCCTAAGAGGATTTGAGTCCCTCTACCTCGTAAAAGTAGCCTTTGACTAACGGCGACACCCCCTCATCCGTCAGCGTATATTCCAGTCGTTGGCACAGATACTCCCGACCGCGGATCACATACCGAGACGTAGGACTCAGCGCCCCAGCGTGCACAAAGGTGGCAGCCATCAGCACACGAGTGTCAGCAGGAGTATAAGCCGTCAGCACATCCCGCACCATCCCCTCACTATAGCCCGCATCCTCCTCCTTTGCCGTCAACCCCTTGAAGTTCAGCAGCAAGCGATACGAAGCATCCAGCAATAGTTTAGAGTGCTCTTGCGAGATGTAATAAGGGCAACCGCAAGCCATTGGCAGCGCATACGAGGTCGCACTAGCCACCACACCGTTGTCACGTCCCCTGCCACGCTCGTCCACCATCTTTCGCCGTCCCCCAGAGTAGTAAGCCACCTCCAGCACATCACGTTTAGCAGGCTTTTTCTGCTCCTTCTTAGGATACAGCGCGCGATACACCGAAAAATGCGAAGCCTCAGAGGCAGTAGCGCTGTCTGAGGTCGCCATATAACCATAAGGCTGCGGAAAAAACTGCGGCTCCAGACTCAGGTCCACCAGCGACACCAAGCAAGCACGCTTCGTCCCCTCCACCGCAAAGGCAGGCACGATCCGTAGTTGCACCTCACTCTCTTTCGAGCCTTCATCATGAGGACCACCCTCCGCACCATCTTCCACACCCTCCTTTTTCGGGCGATGCGCACCCAGCACATCCACCACGTCCAGCGCCCAACGGCTCTCCGTTCCGTGTTCCAGCAGGTAAGTGTGACTAAATCCCGTCAACTCGTTGTCATACACCCGTCCCGTTCCATAACTGCTGTTCAGGTCATTCACCGCGTCAAACTGCGCAAACCCCTCAAACGCCACACGCTCTGCCTTCTGCACCACCTCATCGGGCAGCGCCAACGCTGAAGGCACACCCGACAACTTATACCCCACACGAGCTTGCGCCACGTCCTTGCGAGAGCCCTGCTGCTCCAGAGTCGTCGTGTAGGCATCGCTCACAGCGTCGAGCACCACTTCCGTGCCCTCACCGGCATACAGACTCCCACGGCGCGTGATCTTCAGTCGTCGTCCCTCCACCTCGATCAGCACACCAAAGAAGCGCTGCACCTCTGTCACAAACTCGCGTGCCGTCCAGTGGGGCAACATCTGGCGATAGTCCAACGTAGGGCGCACATTCGCCACGATCAATCGCTCAAACCACGTCCCGCGCAGCGCATTGTCCTCCGCACGCACTTCAAAGCCCAAAGCCCTAAACACACGCTCTAGCAAAGGCACTAGATAAGGCTGTGGCGCAAACACATAGCTCTCCTCAAACACGGTGCTCTCTATCGTCGACCCCGCACGCTTGATGGGGGCAAGCAGTCCCAGGCTCTTATCGCCAAACGTGCTATCTCGACCACTGCCCGCGCCTGTCCGCGCCATCGTCTCGCACAACTCGTTCACCAGTTTTTTGTCGGTCGTCGAGTAGAGGGGCAGGGCAGTCGCGTCTTCATCGCCGATGCGCAGGCTCGTCGGGTCGTTCTCGTCCGACTGCCACATCAACTTCCCCCGCATCATGGCATCGCGAGTACTTTCGTAGGTCTGCACACTGTGCTCACCCATCGCCCGCACGTAGGCGCCCTGCAATGCTTGACCCAGTGACGGCAACTCGTCGATATAACGATCGCGCCCCTGCTCATCGAGCAAGGACACATTCAGCGCCGAACGACCGCCCAGCAACTGCACTTTTACCTCCACATCGGTCACACTCGTCACCACAGCCGTGCCCTCCACGCGCAGAGGCAGTGCCACCAGCAGCGCGCGCAGGCGCTTTCCCAGCCACGCCCCCTTGCCCACTTCCGCACGATGCAGAGCGCCAAAGATCGCGAGGTTCTCCGCACATCCCTCCAGAGGCAACGACACTTCAAACGTGTAATCCCCCGAGTCGGTAAATAGCGGATTCTCGCGCGTCAACTTGATTTCGGTCTGCTCCTTCAGCACTGCGGGCTTAGAGTTGAGATATAGCGTAAGCATCTTAAGTTATTGATAGTTATTATCCCAAATCGGGTATTAGATCCTAGACAGATTTCATTTTATGGTTGAGCAGATGGTTGATTGTGAGTTCGAAGGCGTAGCGGGCTACGTCGAGAACAAACGAGCAACAAGATGCCAACAAGAAAATGAAAGATGGCAGGAAGTTATATTCTCTGTAACAAATTGCACAATAACGGTCTAATGACCGATTGGGGATTATCCGAAAAAGAAAGTACCATCGTCTGTATGGTTCTCATAGCGGGTGCTCTCCTGAGCGCGACACACCGACGACGATGCCCATGCCGAGTATGCCGCACGGTCACCACGCAGCACCTCGAGCAGTCGGCGCTCGTGCACCACCAACGGAGTACCGTCAAAATGGGCTGTGATGTAGCACAAGCACTCAGAGCGCAGACGCTGCAGCGCAGGGGTCATCAAGGGCGGATTCCGCACTGCGTCGAGCAGCTCACCCATCTGTTCAGGGGAAATCAGGTCACACAAGGCATAATGCGCTGCCAGCAGACGAGGGCGGAGCGCACGAAATTCCGTGTCATACACCGCATCCCCACCACCAGGCTCATGCAGCAGACTCCCCACACCCACCACGCGCAGGCGCTCACAAGGCACACGCAGTCCGATGTCTTGGGCGATGGTCGGCTGCCACACCAACTGATCGATATGTCGCTTACCCACATCCGTCAACCCCCACCCATGCAGCAGGGCTTCCACCTGCAAGGCATCGAGGGCAGTCGTGTACGAACGGCGCAGACTTTCTTTCAGCGCATCCACGCGGTCTTTCGAGGCTGGCACCAGATTTTCGTTCCTCACCACCGCAAAGCCCTGTGGAGTCATCGCGAGGTCCAGATGGGGGATTGCCTCGCGCGCTGCCATCAAGCACGCCACACGTTCTTTGTGCGCTGCCATCTCCCCACCATCGGGATATCGAGAGAGTTTCTGCAGCGCACGCGCACACATCGGTTCAATCATGCGCCACACCTCATCCGTCGCATCTGCCATCCCCGGAACGTGACTTTCAAATATCGCTTGTGTCATTGTCTCTAATTTCTAATGTCTAACGTCTATTATCTAGATGCCCGAGCCACTCTGTGGCGAGCAGAAAGGGTCCGCGACCCTCTAACGTCTAACGTCTAACGTCTAATGTCTAGAAAGGGTCTGCGACCCCGAGCAAAACGGGTCTAAGACCCTGACCCCTCTATGATTGCATCCTTATGTAGGTCCAGTGTCGTCAACTGCACCATGGGCAACTGTGGCACACTCTTCCACCCATTAAAGGCGCAGCACATCTTCAGCGGACGCAGCAAGAGGTCTTTCGTCGGGATGAGCAAGGCTTGTTTCATCGTGTAGAGTTCGCGCTTGTCAGACCCCGAGTTGTTGTTTTGCGACTTACCAGGCACAGCACCCACCAGATTAGGGTGCACACCAAAGGCAAAGCAAATGGTGTTCGCTGCTGCCTGCACATCCTCGTTCCAGTCTCCGCCTTCCTTCTTACCCTCGATCAGGTTAATGCGCACATCCTTCACCTCACGACCATCCGGCGATACGTAAAAACTACTGATCCACACCTTGTCAGAGTTCTCCAGACCAGACAGGAATTTGCGGATGTTCTCCTTCTCTTTCTTGATGCGAGCTTGGATCTTATCGGGGTCCGTGATAAACTCCTCACGGCATATCTTGTCCCAATAGTCACGCTCGATCTCCACGTGATACTTCACACTCGTGTGGTTCCGCAACTTCGCACGCTTGCCCACCGAGATAAGGCGCTTTTCGTCGTACGATCCACCGCGCAAGATGCTCGACCAATAAGGCACCGGATAGTATTGACACCCAGCAGTCGGAAATCTCGACACGATGGCAAATTTACGCACCGCGGTCGGCTTGCCCTTGAGCCCTGTGCGTGGGTCGGGTTCCAATCCCAAGCGCACACGAAGGTCCCCCAGGGGGTCGCGTTGGTCCAGCAGGTCGATGCGCTCGATCGTCTTGCGAGAGAGGCGACCACCATACCAGTCGGCATAATACACATAGCGGATTTTCCCACGCTCGTCAGCTTGCCCCAAACGCACGTACGGAGACTCTTTGTGCACCAACTTGTTAATCTTCTTCCCGTCTTGCGAGAGGATGATCACCGACACCGTATAGTAGTAGAGCATCAAGTCCGTAGCCTGCTCCAGCAGGTAGGTCTCCACACTCTGACGCGTCATCCACGCACGCTGCTCTTCGCTCGGCGGGGTGGTCCATTGCACACCGGCACCATAAGCAGCCGTCACGTTGAAGTGAAGGCATTGTGCCGTCACCTCGTCACCGTCTATCAGTTCTTTGAGTTGCTTGGGGAGGTCGTTGTTCTCACCATTCGGGATGTAATACTCGTTATCATAGCCCGGCACAGGACGTGATTTCACGTTGCCCAGTGAACTGTCATAGATGTCCGTGGTGTTTGCCACCTCAGTCATCAGGGCTTGCACCCCATCGGGGGATATGGTCATTATTTCGTTCATAATTTCGGAGAGGTTGTAATGATTTCGAGAGGGGGATAGAGGTCTTTCAGGGTCGCCACGAGCACCTCACGGATGCTTTCGCTTGCTTGAGAGGGCACTTCCACTTCCACCCCCACTTGCACCGCTGTGCGCCACGGCAAACCCAGCAGATATTGCTTGCCCGCCGTGTCCGTCAAGATCAGACTACTACCAGGAGCCACCACACGACCATGCACCACACGAGCGCGAAGCGCACTCACATACACACGCACACCATGGTCATACTCGGTGCTCACATGCAGCTGTGCCAAACCGGACAAGCACAGCTCGGGAAGTTCTTCGGGCAGGGCTTGCTCGAGGTGCACGGCTGCACCACGGAGAGAGGGGACGGGGTGGCAGCTGCTCAACTGTTGAGAGCTGATCAACTCTACTTTGCGGAGATAGAAGGGCATAATTTATCAGATTTCTTCATATTCGGTGTCTTCGGCTTCACCTTTGATATATTGACGCATCAATTTCTTAGCGCGCTCCTCGGCATCGGGCAGGGGCTTAAATCCTGCCACAGACACATCGCCCGAGATTTCGAGGAAGGGCGGGGTGATAGTGGAGTAGTCGGGAGCGGTACTTTCTTCGCGGTCTAGGCGCATATATTTTGCGCGGGTGGCTAAGATGGCAGACATCGCTTTGTGGTCCTCTGCTTCGAGGGCTTTTTCCCATGCCAGATCTGAACGCTGCACAAACAACCACCGCTCATAGTCCACCGTATGCTGATTCATCGCACCGATGCACCACTTCACGATCTTCACGTCCTCATAAGCCACGCTCCGCCCGATGGAGTATTTTTCACAAAGCAGATACACCAACTCGGAAGTAGAGGTCAAGGGATAGCGCAGCCAATAGTTGTAGCCATCGCGCATCCGGAGGAGTCGCTGTTGCGTGGCTTCCGGCACTCCGTCTTTCGTCATCCGCCCCTCATCGGCAAACAAATACGTCTGAGCTAGGGTTTGGAGATTTTTTGACATAGGCGATCACAAAAACACTTGCATATCATCGATTTCAAACAATAGGAAATTGTTAAACTCTCGAATCTCACCAGAAGGAAACAAACGCACACGCGTCATCCTTCCGTTCGTGTGTGACCCGATATAGATCGCACGAGGATATAGCAATATCTCACCGGTCGACTTTTTCCACACCTTCAAGCGGTGCATCTGACCATCACGAAGCAGCACACGCGCTTCGCGATGATGGATTTCTCTAGGGTAACGTCTCTCTCCCATCACTCAAAACTATTATCAAAATGATCATCAAACACGCGACGACGACCCAAAGGGGCTAACTCGATACCATCTCCCGAGGGGCGCAACGTCACCTCTCCCCACTGCAAACTATAGGGGTCATGCACCACGCTCTCACCGATGCGGTCCACGATCATGCGCGTACGCTGGGGCAGCAGATATACTTCTTTGGAGCTCAGCAGGTCCACCAGCGTGTAGTCGTAAGCCTGCAAGGGTCCATACGTCAGGGTCGTACGCAGACCGGCATCCGTGTGGTAGTTGCGCAGCTCACCGCCCACACGCACACTCGTCACCTCACTCTTGCTCTCGCGCACCGTCTGCACCATCGTCACAGGCTCCAGCACACCAAAACCATTCCGCATCAACACGGAGCGAGCTCCCACACAGCAGCCCATAGGCAACACGTGATACGTCACCTCTCGACCACCACAGCGTGCAGTGTATTCCACCAACTCTCCCTCTCCGCTCATCGTCCGGGGGGACACGTCTGCAGTCTGCACCATGCCATCACCTGCTGCCAACGGGCTATGCTCCGTGCGCTGCACACGACCATCCGACAGCCACCAATACGCCGTCACCGTCATGCGGTCGCTCCCGATCCACGACAACTGCTCTTGGGCATCGCCATACGTGTAACGGTCCGTCGGTCCGAGACTCAAATAATGCTGTGCGCAATAGGTCTCTGCGCCCATGCCCAAATCCTGTGACAGGGGCAGCACGGTGTATTCATCCACCACTTGACCGCCCACCTTGATGCGCAACGAGGTGATGCGACCACTGGCATAAGAGCGCACCAAACTGCCCAAACCCACCAGCGTCAACCTGCCTTCTACACTGCGCAGATTTTCCTTCAGCGCGACTTGACCGCCGATTTCTACCTCCACCTCGGCTGATTTGCTCGACAGGGGGTAGGTCAACTCATTCAAATTTCTTGGAAAACTCAGTTTGGACATGCTTACGGGATTATTCGGCGAACCAAGGACAATACATACACCACCACCAACAACAGGGTGAGGGCTCCTAACACGGTGAGAGGACGATGATACCAGGGAGGGTGCTCCACCTCATGCGCTAGGGTGGACTTATACACATCGCGATAGCGCACCACCGTGTCACGACGGGTCTTATACACCGTGTCCACACGCGTACGCCAACGATAGCGCCAGCGCTCTTTGATCTGTGTGGCTCCTTCCATATATACGGAGTCGCGCACATACACACTATCATGCAGATAGCGCGTCTCGCGCAAGGTGTCATGGACGAGGATGCGCTGCACATCGTGGCTCTTGTCCTCGATTTTCACACTTTTAGTGATGGTCGAGCAAGAATACGATAACACCAAGAACAACAGGAAGTAAACGTATTTCATATTCTGCGACAACTACCCTACAAAGTTAATACTTTTAATGCGTTTTTCCCACCCATTCAGCCATTTTTTTTGCGTGGGATTTCGAGCCACGATGGCTTGCACATAGCGCAGACGGGCAGCACGCAGCGCGGGGAACAATACTTCGGGCTTACTGCTATTGATAGCACGCAGCGTTTGCGGACCAAACACGCCATCAGCAGCCACACACAGCACACGCTGCACGGCTTGCAGACCGCCAGTGCCGGAGTGCCAACCCCAGTCCACGATCATTTCTGCCACGCTCTGACTCTTGATGTCGTCTCCGCAACAGCGGTCCCAAAATTTATGCTTCAAGATGTCATACCACTCACTATAACGCATCGAGCGCAAGTCTTTGATAGTGGGCATCGGTTGTCCATGTTGCTTGCGCCACTCGCCAAATGTGGCTAGGGTCACACCGGTCTGTGTCGCCCCACCGCGGTCGGCAGGGTCATTGGCATAACCACGACCACGTGCCAACTCAAAGAGTTTATCACCACTCGCTCCAGCGGACGATACACCGGTCTCCCACAAGATGATAAAGGGGATCAACTTTGAAAAATTTGCCATTGTCTTTTATTTGTTAGCGTTGTACTTTAACGGAATTAGCTCCGATGGGGGCTATCCTTAAGGCATAAGACGTTCACGAGCATTACCACGAGAGTCACGACCAAATTGGGCTTTCTGAGTCTGTCCGCCCAATGGATAAGCATCCTCTTGGGCAAAATACACCGTGTCGCGGTCCGTCACAAAACCATCCTCGATGCGCACCAACTCGAGAGAATACAGGTCCAAACGTCTGCCAAGCTCTGTGTGATACACACTATAGCCCGTACGCTGCATCGTTTGGTGACGAGTCGCATACCAACCTGTCGGCGGAACGGTGAGAGAGATATCACCGTTCTCCGAACCATCACTATTCACGAAGATATCATTTGGACCATAGTTCTCAGCGTTATACAAGTCTATCGACAAGTCACTCACCATAAACACGCGCTTCCCATTAACCGGAGGCTTAAGACTAAACAGGGGATGGCTACTATACAGGGGCTGACCACGACGAGACACGTTGTAGAGTTTAGTTTCTCCACTGTCGCCTAGGTTGTTCAGCATCGTATAACCTTCCTCAAACCACAAACCAAAGCCGAGTTGTCCGATTTCCACACGCTCGCCCTGATGACCAAATTCGGGATTTGCCATATCGGGCTGACCAGGCTGACGACTCGGATAGGTGTTCTTCACCACCCAGTCATACAACTGACGGATGGTGCAATACTCACCCACCCACATCAAACCGGCACGCGACCACTCATTGCCCACACGCTTAAGAGCGGAGAAGATGCCATTAGGTCCTAGGTTATACAGCAATGCACCGGTCTTCCCATCGTAAAACTCTAACACCGCGATGCGTTGGTCGCCCTCTTGGCGGAAACCCTGCACAATACTGGGATAGGCATTACCTGCAGCGTAAGTGCGCTGCTCAGCACCAATACTCACCACACGGTCGTGTCCCTCGGGTGCCGTGCGCAACTGGCGGATCTGCGCGCTGTCGATGTTGGCATCACCGATCAGCGCATAACGCGTCGAGATGAACTCAAAGCTGTCACCCTTGCGCCAATAGGCACTGTCGGCTCTTGGAGCGGTGGCACTGCTCTTTTCGTGCGATTGGGTGCAGTAATAGGTCTCCACCGTACCAGCAGCCGTGCTTATCGTCACCACATCCATAAATGGATCGCCATCCGTACCAGCGGAAAAATGAGTACCCTCTTTAAGATCGGACCACATACCGCGAGGACGAATAGAGGCACCGCGCTCACCCCGCTTGTCATCCTCAGACAAGCACCAAGGGGTGGCAGCACCATCGAGCTCTAGCTTAGGAGCTGCAAAATAGACCCCGGCACCATCGGGTCTATTTCCGTAATTATTCCACAGGCGGAGGTAGAAATTGCAAGCCTCACTAGCCGCGGAAAAGGAGATAGAAAAGCGTTGCCACTCTTTCGTCGCAACGAAAGACGTATGAGGACCTGCAGGATAAGCGATCATCCAAAACTTGCAACTATTACTACGCCTAGAGCGAGCATACACCGAAAAGACATACTGCTGACCACGGATGAGTTTACCATCAAACTGTTGCACCAAATCACTATACTCATTTTTGGCACTCGACAGATTGGGGTTACCAGGAGAGGACAGCAGCATCGTATCTGCGCCAAAAATAGGATTGGTCATCTCCGCATACTTCTCCGCCTTGCTGAACACACTATTATCTGTTACCATAGCGCACCAACGACCAGCATGTGGACTATCGAGTATCTTTCCCTTAAAGTCCGTACCATGGAGCATATTCGCCTGAGTCGTCAGTCCGTCACGACCATTTTTCCCATCCTTACCAGGCGCACCATCTCGACCAGGAGCACCAGGAGAGCCTTGTTCGCCTTTCTCACCAGGCTGTCCCGGTACACCTGGCAAACCGCGTTCTCCACGCTCGCCCGGATCCCCTTTGTCGCCTCTCGCGCCATCACGACCATCCTTGGGAGCTGCTTGCAACAAGAGCCATTGCGTCGCGCGGGACGCGGACGGTGCCACGCCCTGACTGTCCGCCAGGCAGCGCCACTTTGCCCCCTCATGCCACACGTCGGAGATTTCATACACGGACGTGTCGGCATTGCGCGACTTATGATAATACCTTGCATCGCTTGTCCACACGCCGCGGTCCACGATTTCGGCGATGGGCAGCGAGTCGGCACCTAGGCGGATGATGTCTTGGACAATCAAGCCTCGAGCAAATACATAATCTTGATCGGGAGCTAGCACATCTCCGAGCATCCGCCGCAAAAAGTCGGGCACCGTACCAAACGAACTTGACACATCGCTATCAGAGAGGAGAGGACTGTCCACATGCGACAAGTGTACGATGCGACCTTCGCGACTCGACAGATACAAGCAACTTTGACGCTCGGCATTGCGCTGATTCCCCCAGCGTGCGAGATTCATACCCACCACGGGAGGGGTATTGCGACCACTCGGGATTTGTGCGGGGTCGTCATCATACAACTGCACGCCTATCGTGTTGGTCGACAAATCGACATCTTGCACCAACATCCAAGACGTGGCATACAAGGGGGCATCCGCATCGGGGGCATCCACCACTCCGAGCGCACGTGCTGCCATCGTATTCACCACGCCCTTCAGGATGTCCAGAGGGGCAAACGCGGTATAGTCATTATCCCAGCGTCGACGCAGACGCAAACGATAACGACCACCACCCATCGCCTCTACATGCTCCACCGTGCCACTCTCGGTCATCAACCAGTCGCCCTCGATGGCAGTAATGCGGTTGATGAGCAGTTCGGTAGCGCGCAGATAACTGCGCACCGTCAGACTTTCTACCTCGGCATTGCCATCACCATCGATGCGACCACCACGACCACCCACGATTCCTGAGCGGAAATCGCCAAACGTGGCACCACCGCGCAAACGGCTTTCTCCCTCCACGTCTAGACCATCACGCACACTCGCGCCTTTGGCAAACGTGATATGACCATGCGCCGTATCGTCATGGCTAGAGGAGAGGTAATCACCGCTCGATTGTTGGAGCATCACGATCATATCAGCCAACAACTGACCGACACGATAAGCAGTATTCGCAGCTTCTGCCACTTCATCCCGGATGATGTGCGCACGTTCTAGCAGGGTTTTTGACATCTCTTACATTTTTTCGGTTAGAAATTCCAAGAGGAGGGTGAAAGCCCCAAAAATGAGGATAACGACGCAGAGGATAAATTCTTCGCTATACCTCCGCTTTTCGGGACTACGCTGCGGTTTTTTCTTCTTCATCAGATGGGGAATTGAGCACCACATCCGCCATCTTCTGGGGGTCTTCCCGACTCACGATCACGGCGCGGATGGTGTTATTTTGCTGTTGGATTTCGGCTTTCGTCCAAGCGCTTTCTCTGACGCTCCAAAACTCGGACAAGAGGATGTATCCCGTCCAAGGCATGCTAAAGAAAGGAGCTGGCAACAGAAACGCAGCAATCAAATCCAACAGACACAAGATAAAGAAAGGCACGAGATACTTCACGGCTTTCTTCGCCGTCATCTTCAGACCGCGAGAGGTCGTGGCTTCTCCGCGTTGCTTGGCTTTATAGATGCCCGTCACCAAGTCCACAAACATCGCCACCAAAATCGCCCCCGTAAAGAGGACGATCATGGCGATGTGAAAACGCAAATGCACTTCAAATAGTTCTACAAACGCTTCTTTCATATCTTTTCAAATTATACGGGACACATTGCGGACGCAACACCCATCAAAGATGTAGGCCACTCGTCTACCGTTGGGAATGTCACAATACCCACACGCAAAAGTTTCAAGTCTGTTTCTCTGTCCACCGTTTTCACAAAGCGCATATCGACATTCCCGGCACCATCACGCATACCTCCAATAACAACCATGCCGATTTGCGCGCGCGCAGTGTCGTCAAAGATTTGATTCATGGCGTTTGTGCAGGAGCGCCAACCGTTGGGAAGCTGGAGTATTCTAGCACTGAATCTTTTATCTTCAGGGTATTCGGATTGTGCCGATTTAGAAAGTTTTACTACTCCAAAGCTATCGAATTGACCTCCTCCAAATTCCAACGAAATTCTGTCATCCACTCTACGCAGTCTGATTTTTCCGA